CTTATTAAGGGATCAGGTGGAAACAGAATTGTTTATAACCCTGAGTTCCTTACCGAGAAAAATGCTATCGATGATTTTATTAATCCTGGCATGCATATTTTTGGCGGAAACAATGGGATTATTGATGACTTAGAATATTATTACAAAGAGCATAGTCTTTGCCGGCCTTGTCCGATTCATCGTATGTCAGCCATAGATGCCAGCTATGTCAAGTATGGTATCAATTCTTTCTTAGCCATGAAAGTATTATTCTTTAATCAGTTTTATGATGTAATACAAAATAACAATGGTGCTTACAATAAGATAGTAAACGCTATTATATCAGACCATCGCATTGGTCCTTCCCATACGGCGGTGCCAGGGCTTGACAGTAAACGTGGATATGGTGGAGCGTGTTTTCCAAAAGACACAAGTGCACTATATAATCACGATAAAGGGTTTACATTGCTTGGAGAATGTGTTAGAATTAATAATGAATACAGAGCTATGTATGAATTAGACGAAAGAGAAAGAGAACAAAATGTCGATTATGGACAAACTGAAGAAAAACAGTAAAATCAAAACGGCTGAAGTCCTAGCAGACTCTAAGTTTTTTACAGAGAAAGATATGACTCCGACCGATGTGCCTATGGTTAATGTGGCATTGTCAGGATCAGTTGACGGCGGTCTTGCGCCAGGTCTTACGGTGCTGGCCGGACCGTCTAAACACTTTAAGACTTCTTTTGCGTTACTGATGGCCGGGGCGTATCTCAAGAAACATGCAGACGCTGTTATGCTATTCTATGACTCAGAGTTTGGTTCACCTCAAAGTTATTTTGAGCAGTTTGGCATTGACACATCACGCATTCTACATACTCCTATTGCTAACGTAGAAGAACTTAAGTTTGATCTTATTGGGCAACTAGAACAAATCGATAGAAATGATAAGGTTATTATTGTTATTGACTCTATTGGTAACTTAGCGTCAAAAAAAGAATTAGAAGATGCTATCAATGAAAAGTCTGTTGCAGACATGTCTCGCGCCAAAGCCTTGAAAGGTTTGTTCCGCATGTCTACGCCATATCTTACAATGAAGAATATTCCACTTATTGCTGTCAATCATACGTATATGGAAATTGGATTATTTCCAAAAGCTATTGTCGGTGGCGGTACTGGTATATACTACAGCGCAGATAATATCTGGATCCTTGGGCGGCAACAAGATAAGAAAGGCACTGAGATTCAAGGTTATCACTTTGTAATTAATGTGGAGAAAAGTCGTTATGTTAAAGAAAAGTCAAAGATTCCTATTACAGTGTCTTGGGATGGTGGTGTCCGTAGTTACTCTGGTCTGCTTGATTGTGCTCTTGCTGGTGGTTACGTTGTTAAGCCTTCTAACGGATGGTACGCTGCGGTTGATCAGTCTACTGGAGAAGTGGGAGCAAAGGTTCGGTACGATACGACTTTAGATAAATCCTTCTGGGATCCGATCTTTGCTGAGACTGATTTCAAGGAGTTCTTGAAGAAGCAATACAGTATTGGTCATCAGTCTTTAGTAGATATGGATGACATAGTGGAGGATGCTAATGTTTAAAATCCCTAATATGTTAGAAGAAAATGTTGACTATGAGTTGATCCCCGGTGATGAGGAACACTGGCATATTCGTATCAAAAACGGCGAATTTATTGAGTCGGTAATTAGCTTTGGTAATATTAAGTTTGATGACAAAACCGCTGAAATGAAATTTGATTTTAATATGCATTTTTCCCCTGATGGCGACCTATCAGTTGACAGCGTTGACTTTCAAAAATATGCCGGTAAAATATTAGAAAGCATACTAGTTAATAACTTAAACGAAATGGAAAATAATGAGTAACGTTGAACAGACAATACTTAAACATCTATTGATTGATGAGCCTTACACTCGTAAGGTTCTTCCCTTTATTAAACCTGAATATTTTCAGGGAGTGTATAATCAGCTGTTCAAAGAGGTGGCAAAGTTTGTTGCTAAGTATAATAAACTTCCTACCATTGATTCATTTAAAATAGAAATAGATCAGTCTGATAAATTCAATGATGATCAATACACTGCGGCTATGGAAATTTTACCGAATGTGTTTGATAAGAGTGAGAAGGCCGATGAAGAATGGCTTATAGATACTACTGAAAAATGGTGTCAGGACAGAGCTATTCATAATGCAGTAATGGAAAGCATTAGTATTATTGATGGCAAGCATCAGACACTTACTAAGACCGCCATGCCTGACTTGCTGTCAAAAGCCTTATCTGTAACATTTGATCCATCTGTAGGCCATGACTATATTGAAGATGTTGAAAAACGTTATGAGTTTTATCATGAAGATGAAGAGCGTATTCCGTTTGACTTAGATTATTTTAACAAGATTACAAAGGGCGGATTACCAAATAAAACTCTTAACATCGCACTTGCCGGTACAGGTGTAGGCAAATCGTTGTTTATGTGCCATATGGCCGGCAATGTCCTTACTCAAGGAAAAAACGTACTTTACATTACCATGGAAATGGCAGAAGAACGTATTGCAGAACGTATTGATGCTAATCTGTTAAATATTCCGTTAGATCAGTTACAGCACATCACGAAAGATATGCTAACGTCTAAGGTTGATCAGGTTGCGGCAAAGACGAATGGCAAGCTTATTATTAAAGAGTATCCAACCGGATCTGCTCATACAGGGCACTTCCGAGCTTTGCTCAATGAACTTAAACTAAAAAAGAACTTTGTGCCAGATATGATTTTTATTGATTATCTTAATATATGTTCTTCTTCTCGCATGAAAGGAATGGGTGGTGCAATCAATTCATACACCTACATTAAAGCAATTGCTGAAGAGCTACGAGGTCTTGCGGTGGAGTTTGACGTTCCGATCGTATCTGCAACACAAACGACTCGTAGTGGTTATACTAGCTCGGATCCTGGGCTTGAAGATACGTCCGAGTCTTTTGGATTACCCGCTACCGCAGATCTCATGTTCGCCCTTATATCATCAGAAGAGCTTGAGACTGAAGGCCAAATAATGGTCAAACAACTTAAGAATAGATATAACGATCCTAATGCAAATAAAAGATTTGTTATAGGTATTGACCGATCAAGGATGAGACTTTATGATGCAGAGAATGCGACTGATGGTGTCATGGATGATGTTCCGGCTTTTGATAAGTCCCACATGAATGAACGCTTTAAAGATTTTAAAATACAGTAAGGAATAGATAATGGCAAAAGGTTTTACTAATTCAAAGAAGACATGCATCGGGCGTAGAAACGTTAAGATGGCATCGATGAATAAACATAAAAAACGTGGATATAAAAAGTATAGAGGACAGGGCAAATAATGAAAACCCGTCTTATATCATACAGCCAACCTGTAAAGCACGTTCACTCAGGCGAACCTGGGATTAGGGGACTTGAAAATATTCAAGATTTAGTTGCATATTGTGCAAGAGTTTCTAATCCATCAAATCAAGCGAATACTAAGACAACTGCTAAGCTTTTAGATTATTTAATTAAGCATCGGCATTGGAGCCCATTTGAAATGGCGTCTGCGTGCATTGAGATTGAAACAACACGTGACATTGCTAGACAATTACTAAGGCATAGATCTTTTTCGTTTCAAGAATTCTCGCAGCGATATGCTGATATCAGAGAATTAGATACAGATTTTGTCTTAAGAGATGCAAGGTTACAAGATCCTAAAAATCGTCAAAATAGTGTCGAAAATAACGATATGGCTCTTGAAGATGAGTGGGCGAATAAACAGATGGCGGTTATTGAAACTGCTAAAATGGCCTATAGTTGGGCTATAGATAATGGTATCGCAAAAGAGCAGGCAAGGGCCGTATTGCCCGAAGGAAATACTGTTTCAAGGGTGTATGTAAATGGTACTATTAGGTCATGGATTCATTATATTGAACTAAGATCTGCTAATGGTACACAAAAAGAACATATGGACTTAGCCTTGTCTGTCGCTGAAGCTATAGGACAAATTTATCCAAGTATTCAAAACTTTATAGGAGAATAAAAATGGGCCGATTAATCTCTACGTATTACAAAGACGAATCAGACACTGATGACTATTGCGAAGTAAAAATAGACGCAAAGAATGAAATGTTTTATATAAAATACTTTAACGGCCTAAATGATGTTTTAAAGTTTGAAGAAGAATTTCCTGGCAAAGCTTTATCGTATGTAGAATCGGCAGCTGAAAACTGGGCTCTAGGTATTAAAAAATTAGAGAAGGGACAACTTGGCTTACTATAGTACAAAAACTTATGGGTGTAATAATGAATTACAAGGGTGCCTTAGGCATTTAAATTCTACACTGCATGATCAGTTTTTACATGGCTATTCATTAACGTTTAGTGTAGATTTTACGTGTGATGAGCTAGATGCAAATGGGGCAGTAATAGATTTTAATACTTTAAAAACATTTAACAAATGGTTAGAAAATAATTTTGCATATAAAGTTATTTTACTAGAATCTGATCCCCAGCTTAAAACATTTAAATTACTAGAAGGCAGAGGACTGGCTCAAATTAAAATTGTTCCTACAGTTAGTACAGAACATTTTGCATATATGGCGCATAAAGAAATTAGTAAGACGGTTGCAAATGTAACAGGTGGTAGGTGCAGTGTTATGAGTGTGACATGTAATGAGCATAATGGTAAAAGTAAAACGTATAAGCCATAAATTAGATGTTTACAATATTCCACAAATATGATAGAATATGCTATATGATACAAGGAGAATTAAATGAGTGATAATTGGGTAAATGATATTGAAAACATGCACGACAAGTTTGGTGTACACGATTGGTTTCAAGCTAATCGTGGTGACAAAGCTTTGATGCAGAAATATCTTATGTTTCGGATGCTTATGATTGGTGAAGAATACCAAGAGACACTATCCGCTATCAATAATTCTGATGCAGAGGAAGTTGTTGACGGCCTAATTGATATGTGCGTATTTGCTATTGGCACTCTTGATGTAATGGGTGTCGATGCTAATGAGGCATGGAATAAGATCTATGATGCCAATATGGCAAAAGAACCTGGCGTAAAGCCTGGTCGGCCTAATCGTTTTGGTTTACCTGATTTATTAAAGCCAGGGGGTTGGACTCCGCCATCTCATGAAGGCAATCATGGCGATCTGCCGAGTATCGTCTAATGAAAAATGAAGGTAAAAAACTTTGGAAAAAGGTAAAGAAAATGGATCTAGGAAACCCGATGATAACAGCCCTTGTTGGGCTGGTCATTTTTTATATTGGACTTAAGACATTCTCAGGTGGAATGAAATCTATGGGTAATATGGAACACCTTAACTGGTTTCTAGGTAGTCCGATCTATATGTTCTTCGGCGGAATCATCATGACATTGCTATGGCAATCGTCTTCACTATCTACTACTGCTATTATTGCACTAGTCGCTTCTGGTGCTTTACCACTGCCGGCAGCTATTGCTTGTGTGCTAGGTGCTAACATCGGCACGACAGGTACAATATGGCTAGCTGGTTTGTTTGTCTCTGATGGAATGCCAAAAGGTGACACACTACGAATTGCTATGGCTCATACGGGAATGAACTTACTTATGGCTCTTATGCTTCTACCTTTTGTAGGTCGAATAGGACAATATTTAGCTAGATTTGGATAAAAATTCTAAGTTATTGATTACAAACAAAACTAAAATGCGCTTCGGCGCATTTTTTTATGTACAAACGATTTGGAATAGTGTAGTATGGTTATATCAAATGGAGAAAAATAAATGTTGTATATTCGTGAAATTGAAAAAATGTTTAACTGCACATTAGATTATGCAGAAAAAATCTTTGATAATATGGGTGGTCTCGGCTTTGACTTCTCTCAATCTTCGCAAGAGGAGTTTGATGAAGTGGCGTTTGAAGTCTTTCAACTTATGGAACGCGGAGTAATATGACTCACTACTTTCGCCGTGTCGAAGGTGACACAGTCTATGATGTTCGTATTCTTGATGACTTGTCAAGTAATAGTTTTGCTAAATATGACGAAGCTATGGAATCTTTCTTAAAAAAGCTTGAAATAAAATGAAATTAACTGTTGACAAAGCGGTTTAACTATGTTATATTGTTTTTAGATAAGGAGAACAAGGATGAACATCAAACACTCGCCAATACTTGACACAAAGCGTGTGTGCAAGCTATACTCTGAAAAAGATGGAGTAGATGTTAAGTACGTCTGCACTTCAGCTATTCAAGAGGATGCAGCATTTGCGGCCGATGTCTTCTATCGTGAAACTCCGCATCCCCAGTTTGGTAATCGCTACTTTGCTCTATACCGTAATCCATACTCAGACAACGCTGAGATTATGGTTACAAATGCTGATAAAATTGAAGAC